AGCTTCAGGGACGAAGCAAGAGAGCCGTCCCTCCGAAGAAGTACAGCTGCTCCCTGCTTGCCTGGGTCTACTCCGAGGTAAAGCATCGGCGTGCCCTCCCCGGAACCCCGCCGTCGCCATACGAAACCGACGGCGGGGCCGGCTGTGCAAGCAGCCCCTCAAACCCCAAGGCTACCTGCCGGCAGGCGGACCATTCCGCCCCCGGCACACACAACTTCCTAGAAGGGGATTTCTTCATCGTCGTTGAAGTCTGGTTCTGTGTTGGTGTCTTCGGGCTCCTTTGTGTCGTCAACGCACTCGTTGAAGTAGAAGACTGGATAGCCGTTCTTGTTCGTCTTTTGACGCATCTTGACGGTCTTGCCCTTCAACTCTCCCTGGATGGACCCAGCCTTGTTGTTCTCCTTGTCGAAGATGGCTGCAAAGGATGGCTTCTCTCCAGTCAACAGCACCACATCGCCGGCCAAGATCCCCATAGAGATTTCGTTCACCTTCGTGAACTTCTCGATGTAGGAGCCCTTGCAGACCCCCTCAGTCACGCGAAGCCCCCACTTGTACCAGAGGACGCCCTTCCCCTCCCAATAGTTGAAGAAGACGACCCTCACGAGGTACTCGCCGTCTTCCAGCTCGGCCACCTCAGGAAGCGCCTGACCGTCAGGAGTGCTCCTGTCTTCTGGCTTTGCCTCATCCCACATCATCGAAAGTTCCTTCATCGTGCTCATTTTGATTCTCCTTCTTTGTCTTCACCCGCATCGGGGCTGCTGAACGCCTTCTTGAACTCCGCTGCAAGCGCCGCGAAGCTCAACTCCATTGTTTCTGGAAGCGGCCTGCCGAGCTCACCTCGTTGACCGCACTCAATGTGAAACTCGTCGCTCAAAAACGGTGTTGTTCTGAGCTGTCGAGCCCCGCCCTCAACGACCTCCGCTCGAAAGATGAAGTCGACCGAGCCGTGCAACACCTTTCTTGCCGACCCGGGCAGGGCCGACGTGATGAAGGTTGTTCCTGCTCGCTTGCCGTTGTCGTCGATCTCCTTCTCCTGTCTCTCGTGGCTGACGAAGACCAACGCCATGTCCAGCGCACGGAGATTCGCAATCGCAGCAGACAGCTTCCGACGAGCCAGCTTGTAGCCCTTGCCAAAGCCCGGATCTCCGAGGTCGACCCAGCCGTTGGCGTTGCACACGTCGTCTTGAAGAAACTCGTAGAGGTTGTCGACTGTGTCGACGACCACGGTCTTCCACCTGTGCTTCTGGTCTCTCAGGCCCTTCACTGTGTTTGTGAAGTCAGTCCACGAGCTGATCTGCATTTCTGCAGCCTCCATGGCCGCAGTCCCTGGCTCAGTGGCCAGGAACAAGGCGTCGTTCCACTGGTTCGCAAACGTCGTCTTGCCGACCTTTGGCGGGCCGTAGATCAGCCAGACGTACTGCGACATTCGCCTCTTTGGCTTGTGTTTTTCTTTCGGGATTTTCACACCCATGAAAATGTTCCTTCCTTAGTCCAGTTCGGGATGAAGTTTTTCTTCGACGGCGAACGACCCTCGGTCGAGCGCACCGCAACAAAGGTCCAGAAACCTGCATCGTCCGAACCTGCCGACACAACTCTCAGTGTTTCGGATGGCGAGTTTGCCAGCCTCAAGAGCCAAAATCCTCTTGTGAATCTCCCAGGCCTCCTGCCGCCAGAGGGTCATCTGAGCCTCGCTCCTGGTGAGGAGTTCCTCAAGGAAGTAGAACTCCGGTCGAGACCGGTAGTCGCTGACGATTCGTTCTCGGAACTCAACAATGCTCTCCTTCTGGCGTTTTCTGATTCCTGGCTTTTTGATTACGCGATACGTCGCGTGCCGCACCGGCTGACCCTGAAGGACTGACGCTGCCTCCATGTAGGCCGAAACCTGGTAGTCGATCTCGAGCCTGTCGACGTAGCTCGCGTCGATTGAAGACGCTGTCTTGAACTCCCAGACCCTGCCAGGTGACAGCCCGTCGATCTTTCCACCAAAAGAGTGAGCCCGGGAAGACCTTCCAGTTCGAGGGTTTTTCAGTGGGATTCGGAACTGGACCTCCCGCTCGCTTGGCCACTCCTTCCAGAGATCCAGAGCCCCGCTCACCATCGCAAAAACCGTGACCGCCGTCGTCTCAATGGTTCGCTTCTCCTCCGAGGTCCAAGCAGCCTCCGCCGACTCTCTGAGAAAATCTGCCGCAGCCTCAGCGCTCGACACCTCAATGCCATGATGGACCGCAGAGCCGATGTCGAGGGGAACCCGCCCGCCCCGTGCCCGCAGTCGCTCGATCTTCCGAAACGAGTACAGCTGCTCGCACTTGCCAAGCATCCGCAAACCCGATTGGGTGATGTCTCTCATGCTCTCTCCTTCCTAAACATCATACATTTGTGTTTTTCTTCAAGTCAAATCTTGTCTGACAAAAGTCAGACCGCTATGATCGCGACCAGGAGGTGCTTTGTGGACGAAAAAAGCTACACCGGAACCAGACTTTTGCGTGATTGGATCGCAAAGGAGAATCTGACAAGAAAGGACGCCTCAGACCGACTGAACTCTGGGCTTCCGACCCTAGACTCTTGGCTTCAGGGTCACCGAAGGCCTGGGCTCGCCGCAGCTCAGGTCATCGAGGCCGCAACGAGCGGCTTTGTGAAGGCAAACGACTGGCTTACCGAAGAGGAGGTGGCCTCAGTCCGCCTCGCCACGCACAGCTCGACCTGACGTGGCCCGAACCCGAACAATCAAGCCGTGCTTCTTCAGGCACGAGGGCCTTGCTTCCTGTAGTCCAAGTGCAAGGCTGCTCTTCGTTGGGCTGCTGCAACTGGCAGACAAAGAGGGGCGGCTGGCTTGGGGTGCAGACGTCAAGGACCACTGCTTCCCCTACGAGGATGTTGATGCTGTTGAGCTGGCTGAAGAGCTCATTGCTGTCGATTCCATCCGTGTCTACGCCGCTGATGAAAAGGTTTACATTCTTTTCACAAACTTCGCCAAGCACCAGAAAGTCCCTGTTTCTGAAAAGGAATCTGCCCTTCCGGCTCCGGATACGGGGTCCATGGCGACTTCTCTTTCTGAGGCCCTTGGCTTGCCGCCCAAAGAGAGGCCTGCTCCTAAGAAAAAGAGAAACCCTAAAGTATCACTCGAAGAAAACCCTAAGGTGATACATGAGGGTTCGGGGGGTTATGACGTCATAGATTCCGTGATACCCTCAGCCCGACGAACGGAGGGCTGTCTAGACTTAAGACAGTCTAGTTTGTCTATCCAGTTAGTCAGTCCTGTCCAAGAAGAACAAGACTCTTGTCTTGTACTAGAAGACTTCTCAGATCTAGACCTTGGCGTTCGTCGGGTCTGGGCTACCTACCGGAAGTACCACCCTCGCAGCAGGACAACTCCTCCCAGGTCTTGGACAGAGATCGTAGAGTCTTGTCTTGCTGAGTACTCAGCTGACGACCTTTGCATCACCATCCGCTGGGCTAAGGAGTCCAGGGACTACGCCTACATGCGTTCAAAGAACATCGACAAGCTCAACAACATCCTGGCCCCCACGAAGCTTCCTGGAAGGGTTGAGTCGGCTTTGGAGTGGGCAGGAATTACGACCTCCATGGATTCGTTCCTCGAAAAGAACGCCCAAGCAGCTCTCCGCTACTTCGACGAGTGCGGTGCTTATGGGCGAGCCATGGGTCCCGGAACACTTATCCACTACATGGCTGAGTACGGACTCCCCGTCCCAAGCCCTGAGGTGGAAGACCAAGTCATCACCTGGCTGAAGAAAAGGAGAGAGTAGTGAGGGCTATGTACATCAAGACAGAGCGCTATGAGAGGGCTGTTATGGGAGCCGTTCTCTTGTCTGGCGAGACCGCCTATCACGAGGCGGAGTCAATGGGTCTTTCTGGGGACCACTTCGGTGTCCCCGTGTTGTCTAAGCTTTGGCGGGCAGTTGGGAAAGACATCCAGGAAGGAATTGTCCCCACTGCAGCGGTCATCTTCGAGCGCCATGCACCTTCGCTTAAGGAGGCCGGTGGGTACTCGTGGCTCATTGGGTTGATGGATGATTGTCCCTCTGCGGTTCAGCTGCCGACCTATGTAGACCAGCTCCTCGAGGGAGATAGAAAGAGAAGGCTTGTTCTCGCAGCGGAACAGTTGATAGAGGCAGCGAAAACTCCCTCGTCCAAAGCAGAAGAACTGGAAGCGATAATCGAACGTGCCGTGGCTGATTCCGTCAGGGAATCTGGGGGCTCCGTCGAACTCGATACGGCAGCGACCATCGTTCAGGGTTGGCTTGACCATAAGCACCGGGTTCTCCTTGGTGAGGTCCCCGACAACGAACTGAAGTGGGGGCTACGTGCGGTTGACCGGTTCGTCACCGCTGGGCCTGGCCACCTTGTGGTGATCGGGGGAAGGCCGAAGATGGGGAAGAGCCAGCTGGCGATGAGCCTGATGTCGAACATCGCCAGACACCATGGGCCCACCCTCTTCTGCTCTGCAGAGATGGGCAGAGAGGCTCTTGCGAGGAGAATTGCCTCGTCCTCCATGGACATAACCAACAGAGACCCGGAGCGCTTCCACGCAGCGTCTGCTGCCGTGTTCGACGAGTGGGCTGGCGTTCCGATGTTTTTCGACTACCGAGCCCGAACCGTTGGTGCAGTTGCTACATCCATCCGGTCGGCCCACAGGAAGTACGGGATTCAGGCAGCAGCGATTGACTACCTTCAGCTATTGGACATGGACGATGCGCGCACCGAGGAAGAGGAGATTGGTAGGGCTTCTAAGAGATTTAAGCTCCTTGCGGAAGAACTCGAAATCCCGGTCGTCCTTCTTGTCCAGGTCAACCGACGCTGCGAAGAGCGAGCCGACAAGCGTCCCATTATGTCGGATATCCGTGGATCTGGTCGGGTTGAGCAGGATGCGGATGCGGTGGTCTTTGTCTATCGAGAGGTTTCCTACAACGAGAGGTTCCCAAGGCCGAACCAAGTAGAGCTGCTCATAAGGGCGAACAGGCACGGTCCAAGCGGAACAGGAATCTCGTACTGGAAGCCAGGTGGCGGGTGGTTCCGAGACCCACAGCCGTGGGAGATCCCCAATCGAGAAGACCCCGGCTAGCGCACTAACCGGGGCCGTCTCTGGAGGCGCCGCCCACTGGTTGCGGGCCGAAGCGGGGGCCCACACCGAGGGGTCGGGGTGTGCCAGGGGCGGCGAGGCTAAGAGATGGTAGCGCTGCTATGGCTTGGCTACAAGCCTCCTTCTCACCCTGGCTGGCGGAATGCCCAGCCCGTTTCGGTACCTTCTAACCGTCTCGGGGGACATCAGGATGCCGCAGTGCCCAGCCTCTGTGGCCACGTCCTCGTCGGTTGCATTAGGTAGCACCCGAAAGAGCTCCGCGACAACCTCCTCCTTCCTTTCTTTGTCGGTCGACGCCGTCGGGATGACGGAGCCAAGTTCGGAACAGACGGGGCACAGGTCCCAGGTCTCCGTGCTGGACACGGCCTTCCTTCTCCAGCCGGTCGGGTAGCGAATTGGAAAGACAATCCAGTCTTCCTTTCTGCATTCGTCACAGCGGACGACGGTGAACCTCATTAGCGCTTTACTCCTCTCACCTCATCACCCCCCTTGCCCAACCACTACGCCATACCGCTCAAGGATGGCCCTCTCCTTGTGGCTGGGTATCCCCCTCTTTGTCCTGGCCTCCCAGACGGCCTGAACGGAGACGCCAAGCTCCTCAGCAAGCACAACGTCTGGCACTATCCCGAGCTTCCCCCCGTAGTCCTTTCTCTTGACTCCCGGGGTGAGCCCGACTCCGAATCTCTTCAGGGTTGCCCTGGCGGTTACGACGTGGATTCCCCACTTCTTCGCTAGCCCTTCGGTGCTTCCGAGCTGTTCAAAGTCAGCGAGAAACTCGCTTTTCCTTTCGTCCGGAACGGCTCTTTGTCTTCCCATGACTGCTCTCCTTTTCTGAGTTGATGATTTGCTCTGCAATTCGTTGCGCCATGACTGGCGTGACGCTGTTTCCAATTTGTCTGTACTGGCTCGCCTTCGTTCCTTTGAACGGGTAGTTCGGCGGGTAGTCCATCAGGGTGGCGCACTCTTCAGTTGTTAGCCGACGTCGCTCGTCCGCAGGACCGTCGACCCAGGGCCCTGCGTTGCCGATACGAACCGCAGGGATGGTGGTACACGGCTCGTCCGTCAGGTCTCGATAGTTCCTCTTGTGTGCGACCTCTGCGGACTGCGGGTTTCTTCCGCCTCCGATCACTCGAAGCATCTGGTTGCCTTTGCCTCCGATGGTTGGAGCGGGCTCGCCTGTCAGGCCTAGCGCCTCTCCAACCGTGTTCCACGGAAGAAGGTGTCCGTTGAAGAGCTCCGTCTTGTCGGGGTCTCCGTGGGTTGGGCGCGGCCAATTGATGTGGCGTGGTCCAGCGACGATGTAGACCCTTCGTCTGTGCTGGGGAACCCCAAAGCTCGAGGAGTTCAGGACGGCCCAGCCAACCCAGGCGAACCTCTTCCTCAGGTCGCCAAGGATCACCTCGTTGAAGTAGGCGTTTGGGCATAGCTCTTTCCCGACGCAGTGCCGCCCCTGCTTGCAGGCACCCTTGTGGTTGGTGAGTCCCAACACATTCTCTCCGACGAACCAGGTGGTCTCGGTAAAGTCGATGGCTTCGACTGTCCAGGGCCACCCGTTCCGCTCGTCTTGCGCCCCTTTCCTTTTGCCTGCAGTTGACCATGCCTGACACGGGAAAGACGCCCACAGGAGGTCTGGGACGGCCTCCTCGTACAGAGACAGGTCTCTGACGTCTGCCTGGAGCGCAGGGAGCCCAGCAGCTCTTAGAGTGGCGCAGGCGTCCTTGTCCTTCTCAATGCAGGCGATGTGGTGTAGCCCAGCTGCCTTGAGGCCGATGGCGGCCCCACCAGCTCCAGCAAATAGCTCAAGCACCTTCATCTTTCTTCTCCTTCTCTTTTGTGGCGCACTTACTCGTCCTCGTCATCCACCTCAAACCAATCCCAATCGCTCGCAGACTTCGTTGGATGCGGTATGTGTTCGTAGTCGAACTCGTGGGCGATATGTTTGATGTTGTTTGCGTCCATGACGTACGAGTTGGGGCCAACCAAGCTCTCTCCGAATTCGGCAAACACCCCGTGCTCGCATGAATCAAGCAAATGCTCGAGCGCCTTGTCGAACCTTTCCCCTTCGACCTCGTAGGTGACCCACACGTAGTGCTTTGCTTTGATCCGAAACCTCTTAACCTCGTTGTTCATCTTCCTTCTCCTTCCCATCCAGCCTTCGGGTAGCCGAGCTGGCTTTTGGTTTGCACACCTTTGTCCAGTGTCCAGATGTAGACATGGTTTCCCGGGTGCCTGACCTTCCTGAGAAGGCCATCGTTCGTAAGTCGAGACACGTACGAGACTCCGTTCTCGCCGTGCCGAATTGTTGGGGCTCCGCACCTAACGAGGGACCTGTAGGCCCCGTCGCCTCCGCGCTCGCCCTGACGTATCTTCGAGAGCGCCCTTCTGCTGACGAACTCCCCGTTGGGGGCAAAGTGGTGGGTGGACCTACCGGACCTACCCAGATACTTGCCGTTGTAGGCCTGGTAGATCGTTCCAATGTGCCCTGGCTTTACCAACCCATCGGGCGTTGTTCTCGGGATTGGATCTGCGTAAGAGAGGACAGCCTTCAGCTCTGGAGCGGACTTCCTTAGGAGCTTGAAGGCTCTAGAGAGGAACCAGGTCTCCCCGTTTGCCGGCACGTCGTCCAGGAGAACAAACCTGCCGAGCTCCACGCCCTCTGAGGGGTCTAGGTTGGGTGCGTAGCAGGGTATGGTTCGTATTTGGCATGGGACGCTGAAGACAGCGACACCCACAAGCCCGTCTCCGGCTCGATAGAGACCCATCCTCCGCCTAGCTGGCGGATACGAAGCACTGTAGTGGTGGGTGCAGACGAACGACTTTGCGTCCATCTCCGGCATCTCCTCCACCCCGTACTTAGATGTGTCTATCGGCTCTCCCTTCGGCCTGTAGGAGGTTCTGTGCTGTCGCCACCGCTGACACATTCTCCGCACCCGCCTGGTGCCCATCACTCACCCCCCATCTCGGCGGCGAAGGCGGCGGCTATAGCTGTCTGCTCGACGGCTTTGAGCCGGCCCCACCAGTGCGCGGCTTTGTCGTCGTTGTTCAGGTCAAGGCGCCCAGCGGGCTCCTCGACCGTTCCGTTGTCTCCATCACCTCCTCGCGGAGTGGGGTTGGTGGCGCCGCACTTGATGTTCCAGAGCCGCGTGTAGAGCTTGTCTGGGTTGCCGTAGTCGGCGGGCAGATGGCGGTGACAGGAGAGGCACTCAGCCACCTCGTCAGCGGTCCAGAACTCCAGGCCAGCAGGCATCGTTACGTTGGCGTTCATTCTTCCCCCCCTTCCTCGCTGTACACCCAGGACCGCTCTGTCCACTCGCGTCCAGTGGCAGACGGGTCGCCGCAGCATTCATGGTCAACAACCTCGATGCCCTCCCGTTCCATCACGTAGTCGCCAGGGCCGAAGGTGTTACGGCCCTGGTCTCTGAACAGATCCTTGTTGCACAACCTCTCAAGGGCCTCCTCAAAGGATGCCGCCTCAACCCTGTAGGTGATTTGCACCTCATGCCTCGCTTCTATGTTGTAGATACCCATCTCTCTATCCTTCCTTTTGTGGCGGCTCGAGGCCCGCCTTCACGGCGCCAGCGGGGAACTTGTACGTCCTCCCTGTGTCGACGTGTTCGCCCAACACGGTGTACTTCTTGCCTCTGGGCTTGATGCCTGAGACCCGGTACGCGCCGTCGTAGGTCTTGAATGTCTTCCCGTAGTCGTCGGGGCTAAGCCCGAACCTGGCGGCGTACTTCCGGAACTCAGTCTCTCTCGGGTTGATGGCATCGCCGCTTGCGGTTCTCTCGGGAACCACGAACTTGAACGCCACTGGGATCTCAGTCTGGGAGTACGTGCAGCTCTTCCTAGATACGATGATGCCGTGTTTCGTGGCGATGCGGCCCAGGGCCTCCTCCGCCTCATCAAGGAGTATCTTCACAGTGCTTCGATCAACAAAATCAATAGTCATCTCTCTATCCTTCCTTTTGTGGTGACTAGCTCGCCTTTCTCCTAACGACGAACTCGCCTCCGGTAAGTCCCGAAAGGGCAAGAACCGCCTTATGCGGTTTAGTCCTCGGTGGAACCATGACTGCCGTGTTCTTCTTTTCGTATGAGATCGAGTAGCCCGACCTCAGGTAGAGGAGGAGATCGCTAACGGTCATGGACGTTCGTTTGCAAACGATCTCCCCCATCACTCATCGTCCTCCAGTATCTCGTCCATGATGTCTAGTACCGTCTTCTTGACCATCGTCCTTAGGCTTCCGGTGTCGATCTCCGACGCCTCTATCAGGTCATCAACGAGCTGCATAATTTCGCTCGCAGCACGAGGCCTGTTCCCCGCCGCCGGGGTTAGGTAGTGGAAGAGGGTTTTGGCGGCCCTTGCTCGAGCTTCCGCCTTTCTGTTGTTCATCCCTGTCTCTCCGTGTGAGGGGTTAGTTTTGGGTTAGCTCGTAGGCGCGACTGACGAGAGACATCCAGTCATCCTCGTGGTCGTACCTGGCATAGACGGGGGCCCAGTCGTCGCTCCATGGGCTCAGCCCAGACTCGCGCACCTCCTTGAGCAGGATGTCTGCAACGGCGGAGGTCAAGGCGTGAAAGCCCTCGCTTCCTATCAGGGGCGACAGCCACTCCTCTACGTTGTGTCTGGACGTGAATCGTAGGGGCCTTGTGTTGTCGTCAATCATCTCTCTCCTTGCTGGTCTTCCATGAGCCACTCCATGGGGAGCCGGCTTTGGCCCAGTGTTTTGTCGCTCTCGTAGTTTCTTTCGGCTAACCGGATTACCCATTCGGGGCTTACGCCAGTCGACTCCGAGAGGTGCAACAGGTTGGTGATTAGGTCCGGTATGGACTCCGAGTTTGGGATGCTTTCTATGTGGAACTCCGGGTATGCGAGGTCCTTGTGGGCGTGCAGAACCTCTTCCGCGTTTTCTATGGCGACCCTTAGCCGCCCCTTGTTGATCATGGTTGCTCCTTCTTTGCCTTGGCCTTGATGTGGGTCACGTTGCCGTAGCCACGGCGTCGCCACTTGAGGAACCGATTCTCATCTTCGATTGCGCTCCACTCCGCCGCAGTCTTTTTGTCGGTTTCGTCGTACTGGCTCCAGGGCCCCCAACTACTGATGTCGTGAAAGCCGTAGTCTGGGCGAAAGAGGACGAGGATCGCCTGGTCGCCCCGAGAGGCGTTCATGCTGTCCCGCATCCTCTCAAAGGAGTTAACCATCGCCGTGTTGTACCCAAGGGTCTTTGGGTCCGACCCAACGTGAAGACGGGCGGGCTCCGCTACCTCCCCGCTGTGCCACAGATACACCAAGCCCCGTCGGTCGACCTCTATGCCGTCGGCAGAGCGGGTCATGTGGGCGGCTTCGTATCTGCGGGAAAGCTCCAGTCTCCCCTTCCTTCCAAATCCAATTGGCAGCTTGCTCATGCTTCCTCCTTTTCCTCTATCCAATCCTCTGGACGAATCCAGTGGTGTCTCGAACGGCTGGGCCCTTCGCATAGAGGACCACCCAGTGGCCCTTGGGATCCCAGAATCGGATGTCGTCCTCGTCGCCAGAGACCACCGGGAACCCCATGAATGAGCCACTGTCGACCAGGGCCGCCGATGCGGCCTTGGACTCCTTCCGAGTCGTCCCGTCCTTGGACTGGACAACCACCGCCGCGTTGTGGCCGGCTCCCAGGTACTCCAGGGCTCTATCCATCGAGCCCCTGGCCTCGCTCAGGCTGTAGGTCAGGTGGTAGTTGGAGCCAGGCGTGCGCCTCTCGAGGGGGACCTTCGTGTAGTCGTATGCCTGGATTCCAGGGAACTCGTCAAAGACACCTGTCTTCTCCCAGACGATGTCGCTCGTCCCGTTTAGACGAACCGCAGGGAGCATCCCCTTGACCCTCGCCAGGTACTCGTGCTGACGGAGCTCCATCCGGAGCTGGGCCAGGAAGTCCTCCCTGAACAGCTTGTAGAACAAGGTCTTGGATATGCGAGCCCTCAGGCTTGAGTTGGTGACGAGCTGCCCAGTCTTCATGATACAGACCGAGGCGCAACTCGTTGAGAACGGACAGGTGTTCCATCCAGCCTCTGTTGACGGGCTCAGGTGCATGACCGCCGTCAAGACGTCGCGCCCCTCTCCCTTGCTGCACTTGTAGTTGTTTCCGAGAAGCCTTCTCAGCCTCCCGCTTTTGGTGAACTGAAGCCTATCCCTCAGGTCCCTGTCCTCCGGACGAACGCCCAGAAGACCCAGAGCAACATTCATACTCTCGGTAGTTCGCACCATGACTCTCTCCTTCCACGGTTGTCTATATATACAACAATGCCCTGACCAATGTCAAGGCAAACAGATAAATACTTTTTCTTCAATTACAGAGACTGTGTCGCTTCATCCTCCTGTCCTGGCCAGATTACGGTGGGCTCTGCCGCGTAGGCCTTTCCGTTCCTAAACGACCAGCGCCACCAGTCTTGGTCTTCGCCAACCATCTCGATAAAGGAACCGTGTTTTACGAACGGCGCAATGGCGCGCATAAGGACCTCGTCGTCCCCCAGCTTTTCTCCGTCGAACTGGATGCCGACAACGTTTCCGTCCTTGTCGAGATCGGCTCGCCATCTCCAGGCCAGGAGCCCGCCCTCGAGCTCCTCTGCTGTCGTGTACTCCTCCTCATCGACCCAGTCGTACCTGCTTTCTGCCTTGAGTGCCTTGATGGCATCCAGGGCCGCCTCCTTGTTCTCCTTATCTATGCGAAAGCGTTGGTCCACCTGGCTCATGTAGTAACCCATCTCGTTCTCCTTCCTAGAATTTCCCGAACTGCAGCGGCAGCTCAGGCGTTTCGCTTCCGAAGCCGTACCCTCCGTAGGTCTCGACCTCTCCTGTGTTGACGTCGACAATGAACACGCCAGCGTTTCCATGGCTACTTGGCCTTCCGTCCTCCGGCGTGTTGAACACTCCGAGAGACAGACCTCCTTCGATCTGCTCATGGCAATGCCCAACGAATCGGGCGCAGCAGTAACTCTCGTCGCCGTGCCTCATCCTGGGCGCAGCGTCAGCGAGTAGCTCGCCAACCAGGTGACCGTGCCAGTGTAGGTAGGTAGACGGGCTGTACCTGTCGCCACCCCTGAAAAGGACTAATGCTCGTTCTCCCATCTCAATCTCCTTCCGGCCCTCAGGCCATTGATGCGCGGATGTGCGCCGTCTCGTCTCCGCCGCCACTGCCGGCTTGGTAGCGCGAGTAGTTTCGGATGGGAGAGTCTTCCTCGTACCTCTCCACGAACTCGGGCCGCCTGCCGTGCTTGTCCTGGTAGGCCCTGACGAAGATTCCCGCATCGCAGTCCTCCTCCAGGTAGGCACTGTCGCCGCTCTGGTAGGAAAAGCTAGAGACGCTCCATTGGATGCCGAACTCCGCGAGCAGGGCCTTGGGGACCTCAAGCCATCCGTGGCCTGGGTCTGTATGGAATGTGAATGTATCCATCTCATCCTCCGTTCACAGGAAAGGTCCACTCGTCGCCGTCGCTTCCTTGTCCGAACAGCGCGCCTCCGTCGTTGCCTTCGTCGTCTTGCGACGGGAAGATCTGACTCCCGTCGTCGAGCTCGATCACGATGGGTCGGCTGTACCAACCCATGGCTTCCGCCTCCGGGACCGAAAACCAGCGGACGGACTTGATAGTCCTCCCCACCAGTCGACCCTTTGCGTACTTCTCCCAGTGCTTCCTCTGCTCTGTTTTGTTCTTGAACATCTCTCTCTCCTTCCTTGCCCGGTATCGGGCGGTTAGCTGGATGCCCAGCCGAAAAACAGGAATCTCTTCATTCCCGAATCGCTATCTGCCCCGGTCTGAATACACCCAGCCGGACCCCACTTGTCGTCGACCCTGTGGTCGCAATCATCGATTAGTCCGCCAGCAAAGGCGGCGGCCTCCTCCCCCTCTGGGAGGGGAATCACCGTAAGGTTGCCCTTCTCCGCAATGGTCCCGGTGTAGCCACCGTGGCCATGCTCATAGCGAGCCCTTCGGACGGCTTCGTCGAAGGCTTCGTGAGCGGTCTTGCCGCTCGAGGTTGTAAAGAAAACTTCAGCACCCATCTCTCACTCTCCTTCCCCACAATCGGGTTGTTTTCGACCACGCCGTCAGGGTCGGCAAGAAAGCCTCACCGGACCCGCCGCAGTCTGGGCATTCGTTGCCACGGCCCAAGACCCTCATTCGGCCTCGGTCTGCAACGCTCTTCGGCAACCGCCGACCCCACCCCCTGCATTGCTGGCAGGCTGAGCCTCTCCATTCGATCTCGGTGCGACCCACCATCCCTAGTACTCCTCTGGCAGCAGGAAGGTCGTTGCCGACCTGTTCCATTCGGTTATGACCCACAGCTTGGTCCCGTCGTCGAGTTCGTAGACCGACATGATTCGCTCGTCCTGGTGTTCAGGCTTGAGTGACAGTCGCTGTATCTCAGCATCCTCGGGGTCCAGTGACCCCCAGTCTCCCGAGATGTGCCGCACCAACAGGCCAAACGAGCCCTTCTCGTTGCGCTCAAGTGCAATGGTTGCCCCCGGGGTGGCAACAACCCTCCCCGGAGTGAATAGCGTTGCTTCAATAGTTCCCTCATTCATCTCTCTTCTCCTTCGTTGTTAGTGTTTGCTCGGCCTACCAGTTGCCATGTGCCTCCTCGCGGGCTTCGTCGTCGTCCCCTGCATCGAAGACGGGTCCGGTGAGCGCAGCCTTGACATCGGCT